TGTATAGATAAGGTCATGAGGTTAACAGGTGTGTATTACACGGCGAATAAACTCGCAAAAGACCTTGGAATCGTAGAAGAACACCCAAGGTCAGTTGGTTTGATTGCTCAACAGGTTGACGAAGTTTTCCCAGAAGCAGTGGAGAAGGCTCCGATAAACGACAAGTATCTAACGATAAAGTACGATAAAATGGTGCCGACTCTCGTTCAGGCGATAAAAGAACAACAAAAATTGTTAAAGTCGATACAAGAAAAACTTGCAGTAAGAGGTCGCCGTGGCAATTAAAGAATTCGTCGTTATAAATGGAATCAAGGTTGGCAACCAAGAGGTTGTTAATGCATCTGGGGAATGGGTAGGTCCTGCCGCCAACATAACAGGTCCGCAAGGTGCCCAGGGTCCGCAGGGAATAACTGGTCAAGCTGGATTCCAGGGTCCACAGGGAGCTCAGGGTCCACAGGGAGTTCAAGGAGCACAAGGTTTCCAAGGTGCACAGGGATTAAATGGTCCAACTGGTTCTCCAGGAGCACAAGGTCCGCAAGGAGCACAAGGTCCGCAAGGAGCACAAGGAGCACAGGGTGTCCAAGGTTCACAAGGAACTGCTAGCGGGGTACAGGGGTTCCAGGGAGCAGTTGGTCCACAGGGCGTACAGGGGTTCCAGGGAGCAGTTGGACCACAGGGCGCGCAAGGTGTCCAAGGTTCACAAGGAACTGCTAGCGGGGTACAGGGGTTCCAGGGAGCAGTTGGTCCACAGGGCGTACAGGGGTTCCAGGGAGCAGTTGGACCACAGGGCGCGCAAGGTATCCAAGGTGCACAGGGAATTGTTGGTGCACAAGGTTTCCAGGGTGCACAAGGTTTCCAGGGTGCACAAGGTTTCGTCGGTGCTCAAGGCGTAATAGGACCACAAGGGGCACAAGGTGCGGTTGGCGCACAAGGTGCGGTTGGTGCACAAGGTGCGGTTGGCGCACAAGGTTCACAAGGATTCCAAGGATCGCCTGGACCAGTTGGGGCAGCTGGTTTTCAAGGTCCACAAGGTTCAGCGGGATTTCAAGGACCAACGGGAGCTCCAGGGGTGCAGGGATTCCAAGGTCCGCAAGGTCCGCAAGGCGCGCAAGGAGTCCAGGGTGCTCAGGGAACTGCCAGCGGAGTTGCTGGTTTTCAAGGTGCACAAGGTTTGATTGGAGCGCAAGGTCCGCAAGGCGCGCAAGGCGCGCAAGGAGTCCAGGGTGCTCAGGGAACTGCTAGCGGGGTACAGGGGTTCCGGGGAGCAGTTGGTTTGTTTGGTTCCCCTGGACCAGCTGGGTTCCAGGGTCCGCAAGGTCCACAGGGGGTTCAAGGACCAGCTAGCGGCGTTTCGGGATTCCAAGGTCCACAGGGAGGTGCTGGTTCGCAAGGAGCAACAGGTCCAGCTGGATTCCAAGGTCCACAGGGCGCACAAGGTGCTGCATCTTCGATAACAGGTCCAGCTGGATTCCAAGGTCCACAGGGCGCACAAGGTGCTGCATCTTCGATAACAGGTCCAGCTGGATTCCAAGGTCCACAGGGAGGTACTGGTCCAGCATCAACTACAACAGGACCAGCCGGATTCCAAGGTCCACAAGGAGGCACTGGTCCGCAAGGAGGTACTGGTCCAGCCGGATACCAAGGTCCACAAGGAGGCACCGGTCCTACAGGCTTCACTGGTTCAACGACTACCGCATTAAACAATGGAACTTACCTTGGAATTGACACCCCAGTTGGACCTGCAGGAACAATACGCGCTTCCGGTGACATTGTAGCTTATTATTCCGATGTTCGACTGAAAGACAACATAGAGTACATCAGAGACGCTGGTGCTAAGGTTTATAAATTAAACGGCGTATATTACACACAGAACAAAGAAGCGGAAAAGTACGGGTATAACAATTATTCGCGCCAAGTTGGTTTGCTGGCACAAGAGGTCAACGAAGTTCTACCTGAGGTCGTCACTATTGCACCATTCAATGACTGTGATGGGATAAATGACACCGAAGAAAAATTCTTAACCGTTAGGTACGAACGCATTGTTCCATTGATAATAGAAACAATCAAAGAACAACAAAGAGAAATCGAAAATCTATTGGGGCAGCTAGATGATTAACAAGTTCACCGTAAAAAATGGCGTTTCCGTTTTAAGCGATGTCATCAATTCCAGCGGCGTTTGGACTGGACCACAAACATCCCTTCAGGGGTTATTGGGTGCGACTGGTGCGCCGGGTTTCCAGGGTCCACAGGGAGCACAAGGTCCTGCTGGATTCCAAGGTCCACAAGGAACACAAGGTGCACAAGGAGTCCAAGGTTCTACTGGGTTTATTGGATTTGCTGGTCAAAACGGACCAACTGGTCCACAAGGGTTCCCTGGGGCGCAAGGTATCCAGGGAGCAGCCGGGTTTCAAGGTGTAGCTGGTAATCAAGGACGACAAGGCTTCCAGGGTCAGCAGGGCATACAAGGTTCACAAGGAACTGCTAGTGGAGTACAGGGGTTTCAGGGAGCAGCCGGATTTCAAGGTGTAGCTGGTAATCAAGGACGACAAGGCTTCCAGGGTCAGCAGGGCATACAAGGTTCACAAGGAACTGCTAGTGGAGTACAGGGGTTTACTGGCATTGCAGGTGTGCAGGGTTCACAAGGATTCCAAGGGAATCAAGGAGTAGTTGGATCACAAGGAGCCCAGGGTTCACAAGGATTCCAAGGTTCTGCGTCTTCAGTTACTGGTGCACAGGGAATTCAAGGTGCACAGGGAGTTCAGGGTGCAGCTGGATTCCAAGGAGTCGTCGGTAGCCAAGGTCCACAGGGAGCTCAAAATTCAACTGTAGGAGCTCAAGGTCCGCAAGGAGCTCAAGGTCCGCAAGGAATAACTGGAAGTCCGGGAGTTATTAGCCCTACTGGTCCACAAGGATCCCCAGGGGCACAAGGCATTCAGGGAGCAGCTGGGGTTCAAGGCGTAGCTGGTAATCAAGGACGACAAGGCTTCCAGGGTCCAACTGGAGTCACTGGATTCCCTGGGGCGCAAGGCATTCAGGGAGCAGCTGGGTTTCAAGGCGTAGCTGGTAATCAAGGACGACAAGGCTTCCGGGGTCCAACTGGAGTCGCGGGGTTCCAAGGTGCACAGGGCTTCAATGGTTTCCAAGGCGTTCAAGGAGCGGTTGGTGTGCAGGGTCCGCAAGGAGGCACTGGTCCTGCTGGATTTCAGGGTCGAACTGGGGTCCAAGGTCCACAGGGAGCACAAGGTCCTGCTGGATTCCAAGGTTCTCCTGGATTTCAAGGTCCACAGGGAGCACAAGGTCCTGCTGGATTCCAAGGTTCTCCTGGAGTTCAAGGTCCACAAGGAGGAACTGGTCCTACAGGGTTCACTGGTCCAGCGGGGTTCCAAGGTCCACAAGGAGGCACTGGTCCAGCAGGTTTCCAGGGTCGAGCTGGATTCCAAGGTCCACAAGGAGGCACTGGTCCAGCTGGATTCCAAGGTCCACAAGGAGGCACGACAACTATATACACCCTTACAGCTCTTGGGGTGAACACTCCTGCCGGTCCAACTGGAACTCTTTACGCAACTTCCGATATAACTGCGTATTATTCGGATAAAAGATTAAAAGATGTCTCCGGTCCTATATCAGATCCACTGAAAAAACTGTCTGACATAAACGGTGTATATTACACATACAACGATCTAGCCCGTGGATATGGGTTTAATGATTCTAGACAACGAATCGGGTTTTTGGCGCAAGAAATACAAGAAGTTCTTCCTGAAGTTGTTAAACCAGCGCCATTCGATTCAAACAAGTTTGGACACACAATAACAGGAAATAAATACATCACAGTAGATTACTCAAGAGTTATACCTTTATTGATTGAAGCTCTTAAGGAACAAAAGAAACAAATAGAGGAATTAAAACAGTCTCTTTAATTAAAGGTTCATTATGAATGGTGAGTGGTGTTATTTTAGATCATATTTTGATAAAAATACCTGCGAAAATATAATAAAGAAAGCGCAGAGTTTACCGAGTCAAGAAGCATATCTTGGCGATGGATCGGTATCTATACAAAACAAACAAATAAGAAGAAGTGAAATTCGGTTCGCCAATAAAGGTGATCCGAATTTCCAGTTTATATTTGATGCTCTATGGAAAAATGCAATAGAAGCGAATGAAAAATTCTTCGGTTTTCATATAGATAAACTGGATTTTATACAAATAGCGAAATACGACGCAGCGTATAAAGGTGAATATAAATCTCACCATGATGTATTTTGGATAAACGACGATCCAAAAACACATAGGAAATTGTCATGTGTTATACAGTTATCCGACCCAAATGAATATGAAGGTGGCGATTTAGAAATAAACGAAACTGTAGAACCGCCATCAAAAGTTGATTTACGTCAACAGGGAACGATGATTTTCTTTCCATCGTTTCTTCGACACCAAGCTCATCCGGTGACAAAGGGTGCGAGATATAGTATAGCAGCATGGTTCGAAGGTCCAAAGTGGAGATAATATGAAGGGTGAATGGTGTTATTTTAGGTCGTATTTGAGCAAAGAAACTTGCAATGAGCTAATAAATCTAGCAAAAGAAATGCCGCCAGAGAAAGCAGTTATTGGTGGATTTAATAATCAGCTAGTAGTTGACGAGCAGTTTAGAAGAAGCAATGTAAGGTTTGTCAACAGAGGTAATTGGAAATTCCAAGGAATATACGACACTCTCTGGAAAACCGCAATTGAAGCTAACGAAGAATTTTTCAATTTCCATATAACCAGACTCAATTATTTTCAGATTGCTGAGTATGATTCTTCTTATCTCGGCGAGTATAAGTTACACCAGGACACGGTTTGGTTAAACGGAGATCCGCATTATCATAGAAAACTTTCTTGCATAATACAGCTCTCGGATCCAAATGATTACGAAGGTGGACAGTTTGAAATAAGCGACGCTATGTATCCACCTTCCGCAGACGAACTAAATCAACAGGGGACGATTATTTTCTTCCCATCATTCCTCAGACATCGCGCGCTTCCGGTGACAAGGGGAACTAGATATAGTATAGCAGCATGGTTCGAAGGACCAAAATGGAGATGATTTTATTATGCAACATGGTAATGAACCCTTTGATTATTGGATTATAGACGATTTCCTCGATCAAGACGTAGCCAAACGGCTCTCATCAGAATTCCCCGACTACAATTCAAGCGATTGGTTGTTTTATGACAATCCAATTGAGCACAAGAAAACAATTCATGACTGGTACAAGTTCCCATTAGAAACTTACAAGTTCATATCAAAACTTGTTTCTAAGGAATTCGTTGACTATATTTCTGAATTGACTGGAAATAAAAAACTATTCGCGGATCCTGGGTTACATGGTGGTGGATGGCATATGCACGGGAATGGCGGAAGGCTTAACGTGCATATGGACTATTCTATTCACCCGAAACTAAAATTATTACGGAAGTATAACCTTATCGTTTACCTTTCGGAAAATTGGGAAGATTCATGGGGAGGTAATCTTGAGTTATGGAGTCACGACTCAACAACCAATCAACCAAAAGAACGCAAGGTAGTCGTTCAAAATAAGTTTAATCGAGCAGTTTTATTTGATGCGTCGCAGAATTCTTGGCACGGTTTCTATGACAGAATTGCCTGCCCTGAAGGCAAAACACGAAAGAGTATAGCAGCGTATTATCTTACCGAAGTTCCTGCAGGCGCATCTGATAGACCGAGGGCACTCTTTAGTCCAGCTCCAGATCAAAAGAATGACAAGAGCGTTATGGAATTCATCCAGTCGAGATCAAAATGAATAAACCAAAAATTGTAATGATAGCGATGTTCAAGAACGAAGCAAAGGTTCTTGGACGAATGTTGAACTCTTGTCTAGGTCATGTTGATTATTACGTTATGCAAAATAACGGTTCAACCGATGGTTCAGATGAAATAGCAAAGAAATTTCTGATTGACAATAAACTTTCCGGCGAAATTTATGAGATAGAAGAGGGATGGGTTGGATTTGGGTATAATCGAGATCATCTTATTCGATATTGTCAGCAGACCGATCATGGGTGCGATTGGATTCTCAAAATGGACTGCGACGAGGTTCTTGAAGTCGATGATGATTTTGATTGGAACTTATTGTCAGACACCTCAGTTCAATCGTTCGATATTCCTGCGCTTGGCGGCACAGTTTTATATTACCGTACTTGGATGTGGAATGCGAAAATACCATGGGCGTTTAATCACGATCCTTGTCACGAAACCAGTTATAGTCTAGATCCAAACATAGGTTCCAATTTTAGTACATTCCGATTGCCCAACAAGATACGCCAACGTGGATTTAATGAGGGTCAGAGTTGGGGCGATCCCAAGAAATTCATCAACGATTCTCTGCGATTAGAACAAGAACTAATCCGTGAAGGGTCTTTCTCCACTAGAATGTATCACTTTTGGTATTTGGCGAAGAGCTATTTTGACGCAACTTGGTCTCCTGCATTCCCACTAGGTCAAACTCAACAAAAAGAATTCGCTCGAAGATGCATCTACTACTACAGAGAATACGTAAACGCTTCGCTTAGAATTTTAGAAAAAGATCCGAATGCCTGGATTGAACATGAGATGTGTTATTTTGGTTTAGTCCAGAGCGCATATCTATATCGTTACCTCGGCGAAGAAGAGACCAGTATTAAGGTTTTAGAAGAATCGGAATGGTTCGCCCCAGACAGAAACGATCACTTGATTTCTTTAGCTGAGTTGTATAGAGATAGAGAAGATTTTGAAAACATGCTTAGAATCACTTCTATACTGATGCAACCGGAGAGGACCAACCCATTCCCAAGAAGGTCTTTATTCATTGAAGAACACCAGTACAATGACAGCAAGTCCGGTTTTATACAAGGGCTACACGAAATGGCTATATCAAGATTCAAACCAACTACGATGGGTAAACCGTTCGTCAGCCCATTAACAATGAACCCAACTCCGAATAAGAGGATGTTTATCGTTGATAACTTCTACGCAAATCCAGATGCAGTTCGTGAATTGGCATTGACTCAGGTCGAATATAACGAAGACATTCGTTGGTACAAGGGCAAACGTTCAACAAGAGCATATCTACCAGATGGAATAAAAGAACGTTTCGAAAGCATCATGGGTCAGAAGATCACCAGGTTTGAAGAGTATGGTATGAATGGCGTTTTCCAGATAACCACATCAAAGGATCCGCAAGTGTATCACTATGATGGGCAAGAATGGGCAGCTATGATTTATCTGACTCCAAATGCCCCAGTACAAAGCGGAACTCGACTACACCGTTCAAATATCACCGGAGCCAGAAGCAGAAGGGATCCTAATGTAGAAGCATCTTTCAATGGCGACTTCTTTGACTCCACGAAGTTTGACACCGTAGACGTTGCTGGCAATATATATAATAGACTGGTCATCATGGATGCGAGTTGCATTCACTCGGCAGGAAATTATTTCGGTAACTCTGATGACACTGGTCGTTTGATTCACTTATTCTTCTTTGATTGAGATTGACAATGAAATTCAGTTTGATTACCCCTGAACATAGCGAAAGCAACTTACCTTATCTGATCGAACTTTACCAGAGCATCAAAGCGCAGACATACACCAATTGGGAATGGATTATCTATTGTAACAACGGGTTTGATCCACACAAGATCCCCCTGTATATCGTCGAAGATTCACAGGTTGAGGTTTATTTCGACGATGAACAATTTGAGAACATTGGTCATGTTAAGAACAATGCGTTCAGTTTGGGTAAAGGCGACATTCTAGTCGAAGCAGATCACGACGACCTGTTAACCCCTGACTGTCTTCAAGAGTTATACAACGCATACCAAGACGAGTCCATTGGTTTTGTGTATAGCGATAACGCAGTTCTACCAATGGGCGACATACAGTTTAATCCGTATGGAGTTGCTTACGGTTGGACGCATCGTATGTATAACCATAATGGACAAGAGCTGTATGCGATGAATAGCTTTGAACCATCGAGTCAAGCAATTTCTTTTATCTGGTATGCTCCAGATCACGTTCGTTCTTGGAGAAAAACTGCATACGATGCAGTTGGCGGGTATGACATCAACGAATACGTTTGCGAAGACCACCAGCTGATGATTAAGACGTATCTTCATACAAAAATGAAGCGTATACCGAAGGTTCTTTACATATACCGTTTGACTGGAACCAACACGTGTCTCAATCACAGAAACGAAGCGATACAGATCAGAACGGTTGAGTTATTCCGAGAATATGCTATGCGTTTGGCTATGCGTGAAGCCGAACTCAAAGGTCTACTGAAGGTAGACATCGGTGCAGGTATCAACCCATTGGAAGGGTTCATCACTGTTGATAACCGAGAAGACGCAGACATTAACGCTGACTTGAATGACGGATTGCCTTTTGAAGACAACTCTGTTGGAGTTCTAAACGCAAGTCATATTCTTGAGCACCTAAAGGATCCAATCAAGTCAATGAGGGAAATTCATCGGGTTCTAGCCAATGGTGGATGGGCATTTATTGACGTCCCGAGCACTGACGGTAGAGGAGCATTCCAAGACCCAACACACGTTAGTTTCTGGAATGAGAATAGCTTCATGTACTACACGAATGCGAACTTGGCTAAATACCTTGGCAACACAGGTATAAGATTCCAGAAGTACCGTGTCGATACGCACTTTCCAAATGAATGGATGAAGAGTATAAATTCCTGCGTAACAAGCGCGTGGCTTTGTGTAGTTAAAGATGATGGGGAAAGGTTACCAGGTCTGTTAGAAATTTAATGAATGGCGGCTAATTACGCATTAGCCTCTGCTGCCTTAGCGTCGCAGGGGTCACTACCGATACTGTTGTCGGCTTCGATAACGGTATCTACAGTCACATCCAATGAAATAACAGTTTTAAGAGCTTTAGCTGCGTCAGTTTCAGCATCTGGTTCTATAACTGGTGATGCAAAGCTAGACAACGCGTCGTCAACATCAGTCACAGCAACTGGAACGTTAACTGGTGACGTCAAGCTAGACAATAACCTAGCGTCCTCAGTTAACGCAACCAATGTAATCAGCTTAGTTATCAATCTTGATAACTCCATGGCTGCATCAGTTAATGCTTCAGCAACTATAGCTGGTGCTGCAGTGATTAATAATGCCGCAGCAGCGACAACAAGCGTTTCCGCTACAATAACTGGTGATGCAAAGCTAGACAACGCGTCGTCAACATCCGTCACTGTAACTGGAACGTTAACTGGTGATGCAAAGCTAGACAACGCGTCGTCAACATCCGTCACTGTAACTGGAACGTTAACTGGTGATGCAAAGCTAGACAATAACCTAGCGTCCTCAGTTAACGCAACCAATGTAACGAGCGTTGCAATTAATGTTGATAGACCGTTAGCGTCAGAAATTAGTGCTACGGCAAGCGTATCTGGTGATGCAAAGCTAGACAACGCTGCGTCAGCGTCAGTCACAGCAACTGGAACGTTAACTGGTGATGCGAAAATACAGAATGCGTCGGCAGCTACGGTTGATGTAACGGTTAATGTAAACCCACCGATTGACTTAGTTAAAAATTTACAATCTCCAGTAGATATTTCGGCAAGCGTAACTGGTGATGCCAAACTAGATAATTCTGCGTCAGCATCAGTCACAGCAACTGGAACGTTAACTGGTGATGCGAAAATACAGAACGCTGCGTCAGCTAGCATTGATATCACAGTAACCCCGAACGTTGCAGCGCCATTCATACTGAATCCATTAAGCGCTAGTGTACAGGCTACTAATGTAACGAGCACGGTACTTAACATTGATAAGCTGTTGCAGGCATCAATAGACGTATCTGGCAGCACTTCTGGAAATATATTCGCGATATATCCAAATTCAGCGAGCATCACGGTAACAGGAACAGTTGCTGATGCGTATTTGTTCGTTGCGAATAACATAGCAGCATCAATCAACGTAAATGCTAATACAAGTTCCGAAGTCGTTGTAAGCAGAGACTTAGAAGGGTCTATACAATCAATCGTCGAGAGTCAAGCAGTTCTGCTTCTGGCGAAGAACCTTTCCGGAAACTTATTAGTTGACACGGACATAAACTTAGGGATACCACTATACTGTAACCTACAAGTATCAGTAAATACCTACCCGCTATTAAATGTTAACGGCAATGTCAGCGGTTCTCCTGGCGGACCATCGGTAGAAGGATTCACACCTCTGTCATCAGTACGTTTACTTCGCGTATCTGAATCTGCAGATCCAAGCACATACAACGTGACAGCAAGTTTCTCAGAAGACCCTGATATCGTCACCGAAATAATGGAAGTCGATCTTGATGACAACCCGGCTGGCGTTATATCATACAGCTACACCGGAAATCAAGTCACTTTTGACGTTCTGACACCAAGAGAAGTCTATGCGGAATCATCGACGTTTGTTCTGTCAAAAGAAGTCGTTCCGATATACAACACAAACATAGACTACAACACCAAGTTCAGTGCAAAAATAAAGCAATCAAGACTCGGCAACAATTTCTATTCATCGAAATTCTACGTTCCTGGTAACTACCTATGCTCGGTGAAAGACGACGGGTATGGTAACATCAACCTATACGAATGGATCGACCCAGTAACACCTGAATACGTCAGAACAGTCGGTATGGTTGATTATGATACAGGCGCAGTTTCAATCAAGCAATTGAACATAATGGCAATACAAGACCCGAGAATGTTCTTCTGGGTTGAGTCATTAGATGCTCTTGCACCAACAAAAGATTACATTGACCTAAAGAGCTCTCAACTGGTTCAGAGTTCAACGTTGACATTCCCATCAGGGGAAACAGTGGAAATTTCTAGCTACGAGAAACAGACCGATCTAGTTGTGTTGTGGGCATACATAAAAGCCAGATCTTATAACGTAGCAAACCCCGAAGTGACTCTGGAAACAAGAGAAGTTACATACAAGATTATCATCCTTCCGGATTACGATTTGAGCAAGCAGAAGATACTACAGTCACTGGCGGCAGCAACCAACTAAATAAACTAAGAGGTAATTATGGCAATCGTAACAAACATAGACAGTCTAAAAGATTACATACTCAGAGAGCTTGGTTCCCCGTTGGTCAATGTTGATGTGACAGATGATCAGCTGGAAGATCGAATCGATGAGGCAATCGCATTCTTCCACGAGTATTATTTCGATGGGTTGGAAAAGGTGTATCTGAAACATCAGATCACTGCGCAGAACATAACAGATCAGTTTATTGAACTTCCTGATCACGTTTGGTCTGTCAATAGAATTTTCCCATACCCAACGTCAAGCGCATCATCGTCAGTCAATATATTCGATCTGCAGTATCAGTTAAGAATGAACGACTTGCGCGATCTTACGAGCACCAGCCTGATCTATTACGAGCAAGTGATGAGTCACGTTGCACTAATTGACAATCTGCTAAACACTCAGAAGCAATTTCGTTTCAATAAGCTGAATGGTAAGCTGTTCATTGATCAAAAGTGGGGAACTGCTTTAATCGAAGGTAACTGGTTGATATTTGATGTATACACTGCGTTGGATCCAACTGATAGCCCGAAGTTATGGAATGAACGTTTATTCAAGCAATATGCAGTGGCTCTTGTTAAGAAACAGTGGGGAGCCAATCTTTCTAAGTATGTTAACATAGCGTTGCCAGGTGGAGTCACCATTGATGGTCAACGAATCTATGACGAGGGTAAGTCTGAGGTTGAAGACATTGAAGATAAAGTCATGAACCAATTGGCTCCATTAGAGTTCCAGATGGGTTAACTCCTACCCTACACTAATGATTATACTACATTTTTCCAACTAAAAAAATAAAGTATGCTACGGTTATACAATTCAGTTTACAACGAAGAAAACACGCTCATCCAGAGCCTCATCACAGAGGCTATCAACATCCATGGCGTGGATTTCATGTATCTACCAAGGACTTTAGTTGGAAAGGACGACTTGCTAGGCGAAGACCGCCTGAGCAAATTTGAAAGCGCAGTCCCGATCATCATGTACATGGAAAACAGCGATGGCGGTTTCCAGGGGCAAGGTGCATTTGCTGCGAAATTTGGTTTGACTATGGAGCAATCGGCAACCCTTACTCTGTCAAGAGTCACGTGGAATAACGCAGTCAAGAAGTATGGATCGAATGTACTAAAAGCTCGTCCAATGGAAGGCGATCTGTTGTACTTCCCAATGACTGGTGGTTTATTCGAGATCATGTTCGTGCAGCACCAGGACGCATTCTATCAAGCAGGTCAGCTCTACGTTTACAAACTGACTGTAGAATTGTTCCGCTATGCATCCGAGAAGATGAATACTGGAGTTGCTGCTGTTGATGCGTTCGAAACCCAAAAATCAACTGATGTTGACGTCAATGAAGCAGACGTTCCTCAATCATACGGTGGTAATAGTAAGTTCCGTCAGAGAGCAGACGACTTTGTATTCGACGTAAAAAACCCATTCGGCAGCGTTTGATTTTCACTAAATATAAGTGACACTCACGGAACGCCAATTCCCAGTGTCTCTAGTCAAACCGTTCGAAAGGCTCATATGACCAGCACTCTTATTTATTACGTTTACGCGTACATTCGTTCCAACGATTCCCAGAAAGCTAAAGCAGGCACCCCTTACTACATCGGTAAGGGGAAAGGTGGTCGTGCATTTGGGAAACACAAAGGAATATCCGTACCAAACGATAGAACAAAAGTAATTTTCCTTGAAACAAAGCTATCTGACGTTGGTGCTCTAGCCTTAGAACGCAGACTTATTGCTTGGTGGGGTAGGAAAGATCTAGGCACTGGAATTTTACTAAATAGGACCAATGGTGGTGAAGGAGCTTCCGGTAGAATATATAAGCCAACGGAAGAAACTAATAGAAAAATCAGTGCGGCATTAACTGGTAAAATAAACACAGAAAAACAAAAAGAAGTAGCAAGGAAAAAATTTAATGAGATGTACAATAGTGGTTGTCATTGGGTTCAACTAAATAAAGAAAATATATCAGCAACGACACTAAAACAAGTTGCTGAAGGTAGACACCCATTTAAGACAGAACAACACAAGAAAGCAAGATCTGAAGCTGCAAAATCATCAAATCCAATTAGAAACGAACAGCGAAAAAACAGACCAATGGTTAAAAAATTGCAAGAAATATATAAATCCAATGGCGTAAAAGAACCGCGTGGTGGATTATGGAACAAATCCGATCAATGGCTTTCCGATCGTCTCAACAACCCATTCGGTGACGTATAATGTTTGAAGTTCCATACTACCACGAACTTATAAAGAAAGTCACCATTGGGTTTGGTGCTCTGTTCAGCCAGGTTAAGGTAATCCGTAGCAATCCTAATGACGCTAACGCAACACCACAGGTCGTTGGTGTCCCTATTGCATACGGACCAAAAGAAAAGTTCATCACAAGAATCGAACAAGATCCGAGCCTAACTGGTCACGCGTACATCACGTTACCAAGAATGGCGTTCGAGATTACTGGATACAACTATGATTCATCAAGAATGGTGAATAGATCGAACAAAATCCAGTGCAAGAATGATTCCGGGGTCGTGTCAACGTATTCACCAGTTCCGTACAACATTGACTTTCAATTGTCTATTCTAACCAAGGGAACTGAAGACGGGCTGGCAATAATTGAACAGATTTTACCAATCTTTACTCCGGAGTATTCGTTGAGCGTCAACGCCATACCTGAGTTGAATATCGTACAAGACATACCGATCATTCTTAGTGGAGTCAGCGTGAATGATGACTATGAGGGAGATTTCTCAATCCGTAGACTGGTTACTCATACACTAACATTCACTGCGAAACTCAATCTGTTCGGTCAACTGACTTCTAACGGTGTGATTCTGCAGACGAATGCCGTTATACCAAACCTAAATGCTGGTTACTACGCAACAATGGACACAGATGGAAACATCATCGTTGATCGTTGGGGTGATGCTGATGTTAATAACAAGCCTCTGTCCGGTAATGCTCTGGTTGAAGCCAATGTGAGAGTTCAGTATTAATGGCAACTACTTTTTATAATGCAAACCCCAATCTCAAGAGTATTGGGGTTCCTTTACAGTTCACTGCTGATCAGCTTGAAGAGTACATCAAGTGTAAGCAAGACCCGATTTATTTCATAAAGAACTACATCAAGATTATTTCTCTTGATAGGGGTCTGATAAACTTCGAACTGTTTGATTATCAGGTTCGATTCATCAACTGCATGCATGAGAACCGTCGAGTGATAGGGATGTTCCCTCGTCAGCACGGTAAGACCACAACGGTTGCTGCGTATCTCTGCTGGTATCTCATATTCAATGACAGCAAGACCGTAGCTATTCTTGCCAACAAAGCAGCGGCTGCTCGAGAAATTATGTCTCGCCTTCAACTTATGTATGAGAACCTTCCGAAGTGGCTACAACAAGGCGTCGCTGAGTGGAACAAAGGTTCAATTGCTCTCGAGAACAACAGCAAAGCATTCACCGCAGCAACTAGCTCAAGTGGTATTCGTGGTAAGTCGGTGAACTTCTTGTACGTTGACGAAGCAGCGATTATTCCGAACACCGTTGCCGACGAGTTCTTCACCGCCACATACCCAACAATTTCAGCAGGTGAAACAACCAAGATCGTATTGACTTCAACTCCGCTTGGTCTTAACCACTTCTGGAAATTCTGGTCCGAGGCTGAGGGTGGTATAAATGGATTCGTTCCAGTTAGAGTCGAATACACCGAGCACCCAGAGCACGATGAGCGATGGGCAGCTGAGCAGAAACAGCTTCTTGGTGAATTAAAGTATCGTCAAGAAGTCTTGATGAACTTCCTCGGTTCGGCAGCAACCCTAATCGATGCGGATGCAATCATGCGTATGCCAGTTGTGTCTCCAATATATTCAAGAGACTGCCTTGATGTTTATGAGAAACCAGTTAAGGGTGAGAAGCCTCATACTTATGTTATGGTGGTGGACACATCGAAGGGCGTTGGTGCTGACTATAGCACGTTTGTTGTAGTTGATGTCACGAGTGCTCCATATAAGCTAGTCGCTAAATATAGAAACAACAAGATGTCGCCAATGTTGTATCCGAGCATCATATACAAAGTTGCCACCGAATACAATCAAGCATATGTCTTGATAGAGATAAATAGCAGTGAACAAGTAGCGCACATATTCTACAATGAGATGGAGTATGACAACTTATTGTTCGTCAACAGAAACTCCAAGGGTCAAGTCGTTTCTGCCGGATTCGGTGGTGGAGTTACCCAGTACGGAGTTGTTACGGATAAGAAGGTGAAGCGAATTGGTTGTTCAATGTTTAAGACGTTAGTGGAAGAGTCTAAGCTATTGATATGCGACTCGGATGTTATATCTGAGATTTCAACGTTTATTCAAGTTAGAGATTCTTACGCTGCGGATGATGGGTATCACGATGACC